GATGGTAAGACTGTGAGATTACAGCCCCATCCTCTAGTACCTTTGTAGCAGTCCGCACTTGGACAGAGGTTACTTCATTGCCGTCCTCGTCCTGAGTTGTGACTACTTCTACTTTGTCTGCTGTTACGCTTTTAGTTAAAGCCATTGTCTTTCTCCTTAGTTTTAGTCCGTCTCAAGAATCCACTTGAGATAATTATCCAGTTGTATACCACCCTGCAATTTTATACTGCGAATCTGCATCAGGATCTGGAATACTTCCGTATGACGAATTATTCCTAATTACATATAAATTGATCTGTGTGCTACTTGCACCGACCTGAAGGGCAGGAAAATCGCCTGCGTTTGTTGGGGTTGGCGCGTTATACGAGTGATAATTAACGGCATAATGCTCACCATTGGAGGTCCCCCCCGAGGTAAACGGCAATCCTGTAATTACTGGACTTCCAGAGGCGCTACCCTTACTAAAGGTTGATAGCCTAAGTTCTGCTCGGAAGTAAACCAACCTACCAATTTTGGTGTAATTTCCTTCCTGAACACTGTACGACCAGCTTCCTGTTCCTGTACCACCTGAGTAAGAAAATACAGGAGTCCACGTCCCTTCTTCATAGTCATCCAGCGTCTTGCTTGTGACTGAGCCGCCAGTGCTGCCAAAGACAACACCGCCTGACAGGTAGAGGTCTTTGAAGCGTGTAGATGAGCCGCCTAAGTCAACAGTACCGTTTCTATCAGCGGATACACTTGGATTGAACGGCGTGATTTCATCATTAGTAAATCTTAAACCTGTGTCGTCTGTGCCTATATATATGCGACTTGAGGCAGTACCAATACTACCTACTGGTACGTTAGCGGCCCTAAACTGAACTAACTCACCATTATTGCTTCTATTGACATACAGCGCCGTCATAGCAGTACTTGAAAGCTGCATAACGCCTTCATTGTTTGTACCGTAAATAACAGTCCCTTCTGTAGCTATGTTGGTTGTCGTAGTACCCACCAAGAGATTACCTTGTGAGTCTATGCGCATACGTTCTGTAGTTCCAGAGCCACCATCAACACCAAATGCCAAGGCTCCACCAACCGCTCTCATTGTGGTTGTAATTGAGCCTGTCTTGGTCATCTTAATGCCAACATCAGCAGTGTCAGCCATGTTTAACTTTTGGTCTAAAGATGAACTTACGTTAATGCCAATATGACCACTAGAGTCTATGCGCATACGTTCATCTGATGAAGAAACATCTGTTGTTGAACTGCTATCATTTGTACAAAAGATTAAAGCGCCTGTGTCATAGTCGCTTACTCTTTCAAAGCCAACTGCGCCTTTAGACCATGTTGTGTTTTCTGTTCCAAATTTAATTAGCGTTGTTCCACCTACGTTGAAGTTATTTTGTGATAACCGCAATGCAGTAGAGTCTGCTCCTGATGCCGCACTTGATTGCACTGTGAGCTTCTCACTAGGCGAACTAGTACCAATACCAACATTCCCACCATTTAGAATTGTAACCGCATCACTTGAACCGACGTTGAAAATTATGTCCTGTGGCACAGTTACCTTTAAGTCTCTGCCACCATTTTGGACGTTAATCTTGGACGCCGCGAAACCTCCATCAGTATCCTCTAGCGTTATTTCAGTTGCGCCTGTTGATTCAAAGGCTCCAGCGGTAGCAGTCACTGTGCCAGTAACGTCTATGCCTGTGTTGGTCGTGGACAGTTTATTGCTGTTGTCGTAGTAAAGATTAACGGCTCCATTCTCATTCACATCAATGGCGCTTTCACCGTTTGCGCCTTGTATTCGTACTGAGCTACTGCCACGAATAAATAAAAGGCCGGTGCCAGAATCTTGGATGTAGCTGTCGTTACCGTCGTGGTAAAGAATTAGGTCAGAGCCAGCACCAAACACAGCCTTGTCGTTGTCGCCAAAGGATACATCAGCGGTTGTAGTTAACCCAGCAAACGTAGGGCTATCAGTAGTAGCTACACCTTGGTTCAATGCTTTGACTGATGCTTCACTGGTAAGCTCACTGTCCATCAAGGCACCAGCAGCAGTTACATTAGCTGTGTCAGTTACATCTGCACTAGCTTCAATACCGTCTAGTTTAGTGCCATCAGTAGCTACGTCACGGCCATCTAAGAGGCCATCAGTAGTCAAGTTACCTGATACCACAGGTGCAGACAAAGTCTTGTTAGACAGCGTTTGTGAGCCTGTAAGCGTAGCTACAGTAGAGTCAATGGCTAAGGTTACACCAGTGCCTGAAGCAGTGGAGTCAATACCTGTGCCACCTAAGATACCTAAAGACTCAGAGTCTAGGTCAATGTCAATGCTAGTGGAGCCATCAGTTACATCAAGATCCTGTGCAGTAACCTGTGAGTCTACATAGGCTTTGACTGACTGTTGCGTAGGCAGCAACGTAGCACTGTCGGATGCCATATTGTCTTCATCAACAAATGCAGTGATAGCAATAGTACCGTCAGAGATAGTCTCAAAGGTAGTAGTGCCAGTAAGTGCAGCAGCGTTAGCGTTTGCTTTAGTTGCTGATGCAGTTGCAATGTTATTAAACTCTGTATCAATCTCAGAGCCTTTTACAATCTTTGCAGAGTTACCTGAAGGTAGAGCATCTTTTGCTGCAAAGTCAGTAGTTTTTGTATAGTTCGTCATTAGATTAATCTACCTATAAGTGCTTCAATGTTTACTTCTTGGATGGACAATGATCTTTCATCAATAGTACAGTCCAAGCCAATAGTGGCTACTCTGCCAGATCCAGTTGCTTTAGCTTTAGCGGTGTCAATAATAATTGTAGCACTGTATTCTGATGTGCTTACGTTGTACTCAGATATGCCGTACTCAGCAATACTAGCGTTAGCTACAGTTACAGCTTGCTTTGTGTATCCTTCAGTGTAGTCATATCCCCAGTTAACTGTTACTGGTGCGCCTTGACCACCAATAACTGTAAAGTTAATTTCTTTTAGAATCTTTAGTCTACTAGCGTCACCAAAGGACAATGGGTTAGTGTAGTAACGTAACGTGTATGTGCTAGTGTCATCTAAGTAACCACTGTACTTATTGATACCTTTGATACTACCTAAGTACAAAGTACCATCTGCTGCCCTGTCACCACACAAGATCTTAGTGCTAGGCCAAGTAGTGGCACGATTACTTCCGTCCTCTAGTTTACCTCTTGTATCAAAACAATAAACAATAGAGCTTGTGGGCAAGAACAGCAGATAGAAAGAATGCTCTGGACTGTAAACAGACTTAATGTTGTTAGTCTGTGTATTGACAGTGAACATCATCTCGTCACGTACATTCTTAGATACGTCACCAATAGGATTAGACTTCTCTTGGATAACTCTGCCTAAGCTACGTACACCTGTGTCAGACAGGAAGAATAAATCTGTACCTGTAGACTGTACGCTGTCTCTAGCAATACAGCCAATGTTTGTAATAGCGTCTGCTAGTACCATTGAGGACGGTGAGCTTGCACCAGAGTACAATAGAATACTACGCTTACCAAAGATAACCAACAAGTCGTTAAACTCTGCTAAGGCTACAATCTCATCGTATCCTGTAGGCCACACAGTAGTTAAGTCTAGTGAGCCTGAAGTACCACCATGCCAGTTGTCACCGTCCAGTAAGTCAGACCAGTACAACGTATATTTATTTCCTGCTACATCACCAGCCCAAAGTCTACCAAAGGATGCTAGAGCTTCATTAGCTGCTGGTGCTGTATGTGCGCTATCTGCTGTTTCTACTAATGTTGTGCTTCCTGCAACGCTTTCAATAGCTGCATGACCCCGTTGAAAGAAGTAAACTTCATTGTTAAAGCTAACGATCTTCCAGTTGTTAGCAGTAATACTATATCCAACAGGTAGCGTTACTTCAGTTAATGTAGTAGTACCTGTAAAGATCTTGTTGTTACCAACAGAGAAGACAGTCTCAGTACCGTCCCTAGCTACAAACTCAAAGATAGTCTCAATGCCAATGCTAGACCCTAGTGGCGTAGCACTGCTTGTGAGCTTATCTAAGCCCTGCCTAGCACCAATACGTCCATACTTGTCTACTACCATATTCTCAGCAATAGACGCAAAGGACGCATCCTGAGTAACAGGGGAGTCTTGTGTATTAAGTCCCTTGAAACCCGGAGCAGCAATATAAATGTTTTGTCTTTCTTGAGCCATTATGGAACCGTGTAAATGAATTCTTCAGGGTTCTTGTAAGCATCCAATGCAATGGCATCAGACAAATGTTTATCTGCAATCAAGAAGTAATCCTGTGCTGTAGTACCACCTGTCTCACCACGTTCTCTAGCCAACAAAGCTACAGCGTTGTGGACAATAGCATTCTTAGGTAAGACTGTAGTATCTGCATCTCCAGATAACTCAGGCTCCCTAGCAATTAAATCAAAACGTAAACTAAACACACCTGATGGTTTAGGATATACTCTTACTTTAGTATCATCGTTACTGTCAATACCACTAAAGGTATATGAGTCAGGACTACCAGTTACTTCACCAGAAATGTAATAAGCATTATTAAACCAGTTAGGTGTTTGATAGTGCATAAAAAAGTTAGATGTGTCGTTGATGACACTGTACACCTTTACACGCTCTCCAGCATTCGTTAGGCTGTACTCTGTAGTGTCTGCTACAGTAGGAACTACAACAGTTGTTCGTAGTGCAGACCAGTCATGTGAGTCTTCCACTATTTGCTTGGCATCGTTAACAAAGTCACCTACCATTTTACTGTAAGTGGTCTGTGTTACACTTGCTACTTCATCTTCTCGTAGCCTACGCAGTACCTCGTTGACTATGTTCAAATATGTGGTACTCATCTACCGCCTGCTCCATATAAATTTTGCATAACTGCTTGTTGTAATAAAGAATCATCAAACAAACCTAGTCTTTTTTGTACCTGTGTTTTGTCCAGTGTTGGGAAACTTGTAAGGTTGCGTATCTCATTTGCTATTGTTTGAGCATAGTCTTGTTGTGAATACTGAGGAGCTTGATAACCTTGTAAAGGAAGTGTTCTTTCCAATAACTCAGGGCTTTGATATGTTTTTCTAAACTTATAGTCTTCAAAGTCTTTAGGAGTATACGTAGTATCTCCACCCAACATTTGACTAAGAAGACCTACACCTAAGCCTAGACCTATGCCAGCCCCTGCACCTTGGCCTCTGCCTGTGCCTAACCCTTCACCGTACTTAGCTTCACCAAGAGCTTTACCTGCTGCTACTGCTTCATCTACAGCAGCTTTACCCGCAGCTACAGCTTCATCTACTTTAGTATCTCCAGCTTCTATAGCATCAGCTAAGATTTTTTTAGAGCTTGATATCTGTTGCTCTAATAAACCTTCATATTTAGTTATAGATTCAGCAAGTTTTTGATTGCCTTGTTGTACAGCAGCTTCTCTAGCTTCTTGAGCCTCGCTTAGTTTCCCTTCTAAACTATTTACAGTACCTGTCAATCCAGTAACTGCTTCATTCAGACCATCAATGTCTGTCTGTAGTGCCTGAGTTACATCACGTTGCTCTGCTAAGTCTGCTTTTGTAGACTCAAGAGTTTCTGTAAGCTCATTAGATCTTTGTATTGCTTCAGCTAATCCTTCCTGACCTTCAGCTAAACCTTCTTCTCTAGCAGTAGCAAGGTCTCCTTCACCAAAAGGTGTGCTGTCTACAGGCTCTACAGTGTCTACAGGCTGTGTAGTGTCTGCAAAAACATCTGTAGTGTCTGTAAATATATTTGTAGGCTCTGCGGCTTCTACAGGCTCCGGTGAAGGCTCTGAAACTTCTACAGGAGGCTCTACACCTATAGGCTCTGGTGTAGGCTCTGGTGTAGGTGCTGGAGCCGGTGTTGGTGTTGGTACTGGTGCAGCAGGTTCTGGAGCAGGCTGAGGAATAGGTGCAGGAGCAGGAGCAGGTTCTGGTGCTGGTGTTGGTGCTGGTGCCCCTAAATCACTAAAGTTTCCTGTAAGTAAAGCATTAGTTACACTACCACTTGTCAATAATCCGCTTGTAACTGGGCCTCCTGCTGCGGCTCCACCGCCACCACCTGCAACAGGAGTAGGTATACGTATAGGTTCAGGTTGTATAACTGGAGGAGCTATGTCTATAGTAGGTGGAACAAACTCTGGTAGATCCTGTGTAATAACAGGAGGAGTAAACTCTGGAGGTGTTAAATCTACATCAGGTGCGGGAGGCTCTACTGATAACTCAGGCCGTACTGTTTCTCTAGGAGGAACCTGTAGTATGTCGTCTGCTATAGGCGTAGGCTCTGTTAAATCAACAGTAGTTACATCAGTATCTGTGCCGAATATTTTGGCTAGAGTGTCTTGCACACCAGATAATTCTTCTCTTAAAGAAGCTATGTTGTCTCGTCTAACTGAAGCTCCTCTAGGCGTAGTTATTGCTTCAAGACGTTTTATTTCTGCTTTAAGACTATCTTCTTGCCTATGTAAATCTTCTGTAGCCCTAGTAAAACCTTCTTGACCTACATAAGTAGGCTCTAAAGGTA